AGAGAGGAGAAGAAGGGGAACATGGGTCCCTATTGACCCACTAAACCCATAGGAGAAATATGGCATCAAGTACGTCGAGTGATTTAAAACTAGAATTAATTACAACAGGTGAAAAGTCTGGTACCTGGGGTACAATTACAAATACAAATTTACAAATATTAGAACAAGCGGCTAGTGGTTATATTGCTGTTGATGTTGCATCTAGTGATGTAGCTTTAGCTCTATCTAATCATGCTGTATCAAACGGTAAAAATTTATACTTTAAATTTACAGGAACTTTAGCTGCAAATAGAACGGTTACAATGCCTGACTCTGCAGAAAGAGTATTTATAGTAGAAGATGCAACCACTAGATCATCAAGTAATTATACATTAACAGTTAAAACAGTGTCTGGCACAGGTATTGCGCTACCTATAGGATCTAAATGTTTATTATACTCAGATGGTACAAATGTAAATTTAGGTATAAGACAAAAAGGTTATTATACACCAACAACTGCATATACTGCCGTAGATGGAGATCAACTATTAATTGATACGTCTGGAAGTGGTATTGGATCAGCTGTTACTATAACTTTACCAGCGTCACCAGCTGTAGGTTCAGAGGTTCATTTTATAGACAGTGGTAATAACTTTGCATCAAACAATTTAACCATAGCTAGAAACAGTTCAAATATTTTAGGTTCGGCATCTAATTTAGTAGTGTCTACCAATGGCGCTGCTTTTACTTTAGTATTTGTAAATTCAGCAAGAGGCTGGGCTTATAAAGATAAAATATAGGAGCACGGATCATGGCTCTAATTGAGTACAAATTTAAACCCGGTATAGATAAACAAAATACCGAATCAGGAGCAGAGAATCGTTGGGTTAATTCTGACAACGTAAGATTTAGATATGGCCTACCAGAAAAAGTAGGTGGTTGGTCCTCTCTTATAACCGATACAATTGTTGGTGTTGCTAGAGCACAACACGCTTTTGTCGACATAGCTGGTAATAGATATGTTGCAATAGGCACAGATAAATTTTTACTGTTATATTTTGAGGGGCAAGTTTATGATATTACTCCACTTAAAACTACTCTAACTTCTGCAACCATAGCAACTACAAGTGGATCAGCTACTTGTACGATTACAAAATCAGGACATGGTTTATCTATTGGAGACATAGTTCAATTAGATAGTGTTACACTACCAAGTGGTACAGGATTTAGTGCATCTGATTTTGAAGATAAAAATTTTCAAGTAATTACAGTTCCAACATCTAGCACATTTACGATAACACAATCATCTAATGCTAGTGGCACCGTATCAACAGGTGGTAGTTTAAGTATTAAACCCTATGAGCCTGTAGGACCTAGAGCACAATCATATGGTTATGGTTGGGGTATCGCTGGTTGGGGTAGTGGTAATTGGGGAGAAGCAGCAACTGCATCTGATGTAACACTAGAACCAGGTTTATGGTCTTTAGATAATTTTGGTCAAGTGTTAGTTGCAACAGTATTAAATGGTAAAACTTTTACATGGAATGCTGGAGCTTCAACACCTTTAGAAAATAGAGCGTCTACAACGACATCTGGTTTTGCTACAGGAAGTAATCCAACAGCAACAAGAGTCAGTTTAATTTCACCAACAACTAGACACTTATTACATTTTGGAACAGAAACGACTATTGGAGACACAACCACACAAGACGACATGTTTATAAGATTTTCCGATCAGGAAGATATTAACACCTATACACCTTCAGCTATAAACACTGCAGGAACATTAAGATTACAAGATGGCACAAAGATCATCGGCGCGCTAAAAGCAAAAGAAGTTATCTTGATCTGGACTGATAATGCATTGTATACGATGAAGTTTATAGGTGGTCAGCTTGTGTTTGGTCTAGAGCAAGTGGGAACCAACTGTGGACTAATAGGTCAAAACGCTGTTGTTGAAATAGATGGGGCTGCGTTTTGGTTAAGTTCAAAAGGTTTCTTTCTGTATGATGGTACAGTCAAAAGTATACCATGCACAGTAGAGGACTTTGTGTATGATGATTTTGATACGACAAAAGGACAGCAAGTTGCAGCTGGATTAAATAACTTGTACACAGAAATTACTTGGTATTATCCATCATCTAGTTCTGAATACAATGATAAGTATGTTGTATTTAATTATGGAGAATCTGCAGGTGTGCCAGGGGGTGTCTGGTATACAGGAACAGAAGCTAGAACAAGTTGGATTGATTCAAATGTTTATCCAAATCCTTTTGCTACAAAATATGATTCTACCGCAGATGGCACATTTCCTGTTGTAGTTGGTCAAACAGGTTTAGGACAAACAACTTATTTTGAACATGAAGTAGGCACAGATCAAATTAATCCAAATGGTACAACAACCACGGTTACATCATTTATAGAATCTTTTGATATAGACTTACAACAAAGGGGTAAAGATGCACAAGGTAGATCAACTGGACCAAAAATTGCAGGAGAGATATTTCTAGCTATGAGAAGATTTGTACCAGATTTTAAAACATTACAAGGTAATGCTAAAGTTAGTTTAGATGTAAAAAGATATCCTCAACAATCTTCTACACAAACAGGTCTAAGTCCTTTTACAATAACATCTAGCACAGATAAAAAAGATACAAGAGCTAGAGGTAGATTTATAAGTGTTAAAATAGAAAACGATGCCACAAGTGAATCATGGAGATTTGGCACATTAAGATTAGACTTACAACCGGATGGAAGAAGATAATGACTAAAATAAATATAAGAATACCAGAACCAAAAACAGAATATGACATATCTAATCAAAAGCAAATCAATAGAGCTTTATCATTAATGAAAGATCAATTGAATTCTACTTTTTTAGATGAAATAAAACAGGAGCAAGAGAGATTCTCTTGGTTTTTAAGTGGCTAATATATATACAAATTCAAAGGTAGATTTAACGAGCACAGCTGAAACTGTTGTCTATACAAGTCCAGCAGCAGGTACATCTACAACTGCAACAACTAGTATAATTAAATCTATACTAGTATCTGAGGACTCAGGTAACGCTGACAGTATAACTTTAACGTTAACAGATGCTTCTTCAAATGTGTTTAGTTTGTTTAAAACAAAGGCTATTTCAGCCAATGCAACAGTAGAACTACTGACACACCCTCTTATTATTACAGAGGGAGAGATTATAAAAGCAACAGCAGCATCAGGAAATAGGTTACATATCGTATTTTCTGTGTTACAAATAACAAGAGATTAATATGGCATTTACAGAACCACCATCAGTGAGATACGTGACTATAGACGGTAAAGAAGTACCAGTAGTTGAATGTGAAACTGAGATAGTATTGAGAAACAAAAAAACAAATTATGAATATAACTCTGATAAAGAGGCAGAGGACGATATCGCAAACCCAGATACAGATACTGTAAAAGAAGATGTTACAAGATCTGTAAAAATTAAAGTGGCTCACATGCCACCATTAGGAGCAGGATCAGAAGAAGATGGCAATAACTAGAGCACAACAATTTAGACAAATGTTAGAAGATGGTGGTATGTTAGTACAACCATCTATGACTGGTAAACGTCCAGGTTATCGTGGTGATGCTGCAGCTAAAGCGGCAGAAGCAAGAGAAACAGAAACAGGTCAAAAATCATCAAGAGCAGCAACAACTTCTAGAAGTGATCCGGGTGAAAGAGATACACCGGGCTTTAATCGTAACACAGGAATATTTGAAAGACCAGACGGAACACCCGAAGGAGCAAGAACACCTGAAGAAGTACAACAGTCTCTTGATGCAGCTAAAGCACAAGGTTTTTTTAAGAAAAAAAATCCAATAGAAAAATTTTTAGATAACTATACAAAAGGAACAAGAAAGACTCTTTACAGTGTTTTTCCTAACAATCCTAGAAATGAATTAGATTATTTAAGATCACTACCTATCTCTCAAAGGGCTTTACTCTCTCCCGCTTTACGTGCAAAATTAGAAGCACTTGAATTAGATGAAGATCAAGATTTATTAGATACAGCCAATACCAAATTTACTTTTGATGAGTTTGAAGAATTAAGAAAATTTCAACCAACCGATGGTTCATTAAACTTTGCAGAATACGCAGCTAAATTTAAAGGTGCACCAGGTTTATTATATTCTGGTGATGTAGGTAATTTAGAAAAATATGTGACCGGTAAAGATGAGTTTGGTAGAACTATGTATGGTTACAGAGAAAAAAGAGATGACGGACCAGGAGATCAAATTTTATTTCCTTTAGGCAAAAAGCCAGGTGATCCTAATCAAGATCCTGGTGATGGTGGTGGCGATAACACTCAAACAGGAATTGGCCAAGCTTTTAGATTCTTGAGCCGTGGTGGTAGTCCAATGGATGCGCCTAAAGAAGGTATTATGCAAATGGCATCAGCTCCAGATCCTATGGATACAAGAAATGACATGATGCAAAATCTTGCGATAGATACTTTTGGTAAACCTTTAAAAGATTTAACTGAAGATGAAATAATTCAAATAGAAGAAATGATGATGGAGATGGATCAATATGGAAGTAAACGAATGTCTAGACCAAATAAAATGATGGCTGACCTAGATATAAAGTCAATGATAGATAAGGCTAAAGAACAATTGTCTGAATCAAGATTTGGTAAATCTTATGACGAATTAGACCCTTTAGAAAAAGAATTAATTCTAGAAATAATAAGAGGTGTAGGAAAAGATGTATTTGGTGAAAGACAAATGCCAGAATCAAATAGAGCCATGGCTCAAGAAGGTGGAATCATGGACTTTGAAACAGGAAGACAAATGTATTTCTTGGGTAAGTTAGTTAAAAAAGCAACAAGAGCTGTTAAAAAAGTTGTTAAATCACCATTAGGTAAAGCCGCTTTAGGTATTGCAGCTCTTAAATTTGGACCAGGGTTATTAGCAAAAGATAGTGCTTTTGCAAAATTTATGCTTACGGATCCTAGTAAAGGTTTTTCTTTAAGTAATTTGTTTGGTAAAGGTTTAACGGGAAAAGGTGCTATGGCAGGTATTGCTGCTCTATCAGCGGCACCTTTGTTGTTTCAAGAAGATGAAGAAGAGGATCAAACATTCGACAGAGGTCCTGGATTAGATATAGATTATATAAGAAATAATCCATACACTTTTATACCTAGAAGATTTGCCGCTGAAGGTGGAGGTATAGAACCAGTGGCTAAAAAGACTATGCCACTATTAGACATGGGTGGTAAAGAAATGGATCTTAGAGAAAATGGTGGCTTTGTACCAATAGGTAGAATGGAAAAGGCTGACGATGTGCCTGCAAGATTATCAAAGAATGAGTTTGTATTTACAGCAGATGCTGTTAGAAATGCCGGTGATGGCGATGTAGACAAAGGCGCAGAAGTTATGTATAATATGATGAAAAACCTCGAAGCCGGGGGTGAAGTATCTGAAGAATCGCAAGGCTTAGAAGGCGCTAGAGCAATGTTTCAAACATCAAAAAGATTAGAGGAAGTATTATAATGGCTGTACAAGAAACAAGAAATTTACCCGCACAGTTTGTAGAAGATTTAGGTGTAGATCTAGCAGAACAGGTAACGGCCCAATCGGGTGTACCCGTAGTAACACAAGGTTTAGCCGATCTTCAGAAAGCAGCGCAAGCGGCAGGTATACCAGCAACAAAACAAGCTTTTGAAACACAAGAACAATTTGATAAAAGAAAAGGTTTATTTGACGCTCAACAAAGAGCAGCGTTAGGTTTTGAACAAAGACAACTAGCTTTACAAGGACTTGCACCACAAGTTGCAGGTTTATCAGGCAGAGAAATAGAAGCTAGAAAAATAGCAGATGCAGGTATTGGATCTTTTAGACCTTTTTTAGCAACAGCACAAACACTTACAGGGGCCGGAGCAGGAACAGGAGCAGGATCTGTTCAAGAGTTCATGTCACCATATCAACAACAAGTTATTGATACGTCATTAGCAGAATTTGATAGACAAGCAGAAATACAAAGACGAGGTATTAGAGATCAAGCTGTTGCAGCAGGAGCATTTGGTGGCGGAAGAGAAGGTGTGCAGTTAGCAGAATATGATGCAGCATCAGATAGAAATAGATTAGCATTACAAGCAGGATTATTACAACAAGGTTTTGGTCAAGCAGTTGCAAGAAGAGATAAAGCTTTACAAGATCAATTAGGTTTAGCAGGTTTAGTTCCATCATTAATAGGGCAAGACGTTGCTTCACAAGGTCAATTAGGTGGAATAGATAGAGGTCTAGCACAAGCACAGGCTGATGCTACAAGAGAAGCAACAAGACAAGCTACATTCTTACCACAAGAACAATTAGATAGATTCGCAGGTCAAGTAACAGGAATTATGGGTGGTTATCCTGCACAATTCCAAACAACAAACATACCTAACCCTACACCATTACAAACAGCGTTAGGAGTTGGTACAACACTTGCTGGATTATACACAGGATTTAATCCACCAATACAAAGAGTTCAAAACGTACCGGTTGCATAATTATGAATAGAACTTTGAAACGACCAATGTTTAGAATGGGTGGTTCATCAGGAACTGGCATCACATCAGGACTTGATAACACACAAGAATTTAGACCTGGTTTTAATGTTGGTAGTAATCCTTTTAATAATCCAGTGTCTATGGACTCTGCAATGCAAAGAGGATTGGCTTTTAGAAAACCAAAAGCAGAATCACCTGCTTTTGATGCTGCAACAGAAGCACAAAGAAGAATTGATTTAATAAATCAACTTGCACCTAGAACAACTACACCTTTTTCACCAGGCACTCTTTCAGGTTTTTTAACAAGTGCCGGATTAAATTTATTATCTGCAACACCAAGAGGTAATATATTTGCTACGGCTGCAGGAGCTGCACAGGATCCGTTTAAACAATTTCAAGAAGCAAAAGGTAAACAATCTGCAGAGGATAGAGCACTTGCATTAGCTGCAACACAAGCTGCTATCACAAGAGGCGATACATTATCTGACGTAGAGAGAAAAGAACAGTTTCAATTAGGAATGGCAAAACAAGCTGTAAAAGATGAAAGAGCACTTCAAGAATTTATCTATGATAAAAAATTAGAGATTGAAAAAGTAAAAGGTGAGTATGATGTAAAAGCTGAAGCAGCCGGTGGTGGTGATAAATTAAACATAGAGGTCACACAAGATTTAATTACGAATGCTTCAAGATCAATTTTTGATGCAAGAAATACATTGAATGCCGGTGTAAAAGAAGTTGATGGTAAAGAGGTTCCTCTTACAGAAACTGAGACGAGAGAGTTGAATCAAATTATT